ACTGAAGCAATATAATTAATAGAAATCATTTCCTGTGTCATATTATTATATTTTAATAATTTAATTAATAATTCATATTTTGAAATAGCATGTTGTAGTTGTATATTATAATGATAAATATATTTATATAAAACCCACAGTATTTTATATAATTCTATTTTTTCATTCTTATCTGAATTAATAATTTTGAGTGTATCATAAATAATACCACTCGGTATATAATAATTCCATACATTCACTTTTCGCGATTTCATTTATAATTATATATAAAATATAAAATTATAAATAAAAGTTTCAATATTTTTTAATTGCTGTAAGCAGTACCTGCCATGCCACTCATCACGCGGAGCACGTTGTAGTTCTGAACGTAGATGTTAAGAAGCGAGTTAATTGGGAGAGTGCTTAATGCATTAACATTAAGAGTGGCATTATCAATGCGCGAAAAGTTGCATGACCCAGTTGGCTGGTGATCCTCTGCCTTGAGAGCAAAGGAATACACATTAATGCCATCTGCAGGAGTATTTGTGAAATGCTGAGCTGGCTGGACATAGTTAAAGTAGCTACCATCACGCTCCTGGAATCGGTCATGTCCGTTTAACTGAAGCTTGGCATTAACACATGGATTTCCTGACCCATCAATATTCATGCCATAATTGTGATAGTTTACAACACTGTATCCCCATGTATTTAATAATAATGTTCCTTCAGTAGTCATGTATCCTGGTGGTAAATAACTAATAAGATCAGCAACAGTTATAGACATATCTTCAAATGTTAACTCATTTTTAGTAATAATTACATTATCAAAATATGTATTTATATTACCTACATAATTAATACCACCTACACCATTTTCAATTGCATAAAATCGTGCTTCAATTTTTTCACGCAATTTAGTTAATTTAGGACTATTTATGTTAATATTTGAACTAAAAAATAAACCAGCTGATACACTAGACACATTCATTCCTATTAGTAGCACGTCATTATTAACATCATAGTTAAATAAATCCGAGCTTATTAAAGCGATAATCTTGGCAAAACGTTCCCGAGCGGCTTCCCAATCACCTGTTGGGGCATATGAGACCCACTGATTGCGTGCATTGTGAAGAGCGCTGTGTGGCGCCCAGATTAAATATTTGGATGGGTGATTAAAATTTAACCGTAATTTGTTATTTGAGTTAACAAATGTCTCCGAACCTGTGAACTGAACCTGTTCAATTAAATACTCGTGGGAAGCCTGGGCAAATCGCTTGCGCTCCTCCGAATCTAAATAAACGTAATCAATTAACAGATACGAATCAGCCATAGATACCTTCTGCGATGAAGCGGGTGCAGTAGTTCCAACATAGTTAATGCAATCATTAAAATCACGGAATACAAGTGTAATACGCACATCATGGTATTGGAGAGCAATTAATGGCAGAGCGAGCCCGTTGTTGCGGTTAAACCAGAATTGAAGGGGGATATATAACTGGTACTGACTGACTGCTTTGTTTGTTAAAGTGGTTAATTCAGGAACATCACCAATCATTTTAGCATAACCGTGTTCTTGACCAACTTTGTGTGTAAGCTCATACCAAATGTTAAGCCAATCACCATAATGCTCATCAATCTTGGAACCACCAATCTCGATTTTAACATTAGAGATTAAAGCATGTCCTAAACGGTTAACATACCCCCATTCTACACCACCAACAGCAGCAGCACGATTTGGTAATTTAACAACTACATACATATTAGTGATTAAATCGCCATTGCGGTTAATGTTGCAGGTGACAGTGCGGCCGAAATCGGCAGCACCATTCCAAGTCTGCTGAACCGGTTCAACAGAGAAGTTAGTATGACGACGGTAAACTACTTTAAAAAATGTAATTTGCGGATTGCCAGAAAGGTAAACATCTTGAGCGCCATAGGCGACGAGTTGCATTAAGCCACCACCCATTTATATACATAATTAGAAATTTATTTAATAAAAAATTTATATATTTTATTAAATATGTTTAAATATGTAATTAAAAATTTATTATATTTTTAATTGCTGTAAGCAGTGCCAGCCATGCCACTCATAACGCGGAGAACGTTGTAGTTCTGAACGTAGATGTTAAGAACCGAGTTTACTGGGAGGTTTGGTAATGCATTAACATTAAGAGTGGCATTATCAATTCGTGAAAAGTTGCATGATCCAGTAGGCTGGTGATCCTCAGCCTTGAGAGCAAAGGAATAAACGTTGATGCCATCAGCTGGAGTATTAGTGAAATGCTGAGCTGGCTGGACATAGTTAAAGTAGCTACCATCACGCTCCTGGAATCGGTCATGTCCGTTTAACTGAAGCTTGGCACTTGTGCATGGATTTCCCGACCCATCAACATTCATGCCATAATTGTGATAGTTTACAACATTGTATCCCCAGGCATTTAATAATAATGTTCCTTGAGCTTTAAGCGCAGCAGGTAAAGAATCAATAAGATCATTTACGGTGATTGTCATGTCCTCTAATGTTAACTCATTTTTAGTAATAAATACATTGTCAAAGAAAGTTTGAGGTGTGCCAACAATACCATAAGCTGTATCCCCTCCAGTTGCACCAGTTGTGCCACCATTTGAGAAAAATCGAGCTTCAACTTTACCGCGGAGTGCTGTTAAATTTGCGGCGGCTGTTGGACCAGTTGCACCGGAGAAGAGAATACCCGCAGTAAAAGAAGAACTTCCTGCTGTAGGTCCGTCGTCTATAGAAATAGTAGTGCCATTGAAGTTGAATGCAGAACTGATGCATGCAATCACCTTGGCAAAACGTTCACGAGCAGCTTCCCAATCACCGGTTGGAGCATATGATATCCACTGATTGCGTGCATTGTGAACAGCGCTGTGTGGTGCCCAGATTAAATATTTGGATGGGTGATTAAAATTTAACCGTAATTTGTTATTTGAGTTAACAAATGTCTCCGAACCTGTGAACTGAACCTGTTCAATTAAATACTCGTGGGAAGCCTGGGCGAATCGCTTGCGCTCCTCCGAATCTAAATAAACGTAATCAATTAACAGATACGAATCAGCCATAGATACCTTCTGCGATGAAGCGGGTGCAGTAGTTCCAACATAGTTAATGCAATCATTAAAATCACGGAATACAAGTGTAATACGCACATCATGGTATTGGAGAGCAATTAATGGCAGAGCGAGCCCGTTGTTGCGGTTAAACCAGAATTGAAGGGGGATATATAACTGGTACTGACTGACTGCTTTGTTTGTTAAAGTGGTTAATTCAGGAACATCACCAATCATTTTAGCATAACCGTGTTCTTGACCAACTTTGTGTGTAAGCTCATACCAAATGTTAAGCCAATCACCATAATGCTCATCAATCTTGGAACCACCAATCTCGATTTTAACATTAGAGATTAAAGCATGTCCTAAACGGTTAACATACCCCCATTCTACACCACCAACAGCAGCAGCACGATTTGGTAATTTAACAACTACATACATATTAGTGATTAAATCGCCATTGCGGTTAATGTTGCAGGTGACAGTGCGGCCGAAATCGGCAGCACCATTCCAAGTCTGCTGAACCGGTTCAACAGAGAAGTTAGTATGACGACGGTAAACTACTTTAAAAAATGTAATTTGCGGATTGCCAGAAAGGTAAACATCTTGAGCGCCATAGGCGACGAGTTGCATTAAGCCACCACCCATTTATATATATATATATAATTAGAAAATTTTTAAATATATTTTATTTAATAAAAAATAAGTTTATTAAATAAATACAATTTTAGAGTTTAAATTAACTTTTTATAATTTATTTTTATAGATTTTTTATATTATAAATAAAAATTTTATATATTTTTATAAATTATGAAAAAATTTATATATTTTTAAATATTATATTATTATTTTCAATTGTTAAATAATTTTTAAAATGTTCAATATGCGTTAAATATTCATCACGAGTACACAACACTAAAAATCCATAAAATTTAGTATTATTAATATATTGTGGTATATTTGCTTCTCTCATTTTTTCAGAAAATATAACATATTCATATCTATAACTATTATCATCATAATTAACATATTTTAAATATTGATTGTCTATAAAATAAGTGCAATGAACCACATTTACTTTTATTAAACCATTCATTGTTCTATGTAATACTTTATGATAATCTGGATGCTCTTTATAATAACCATTTTCTGTTGTATCATAATGATAATTTGCATATGCTGTTCTTGACACGAGTAAAGGTGCAATTATACCTTTATCTTTATCTTGATATAAATCAGTTAAAGTATCTTTTGTAATAAAATTATCACAATCTATTACACAATAATGACAACCTAAATTAATTGCATAATCTATAGATTTTTGACGAATATCACCTAATATTTTAAAACGCACATGATTCCATTCATGTTCACCATATTTACTTAATTCTGGATTAACACTAGTATCATCATAATATACTGATTTATATTCCTCTTTATATTTTTTAATAAATGTTTTTAAAATATTTATAGTATCATCAGTATTATCATTTGTTCTTATATATAAATGTATTTTTTTTTTATCAAAATCAAGATTATATAAACAATTTAAATAAAATTGTAAGCAATATTCTTTATTTTTTGCGAGAATTACAATTACAACATCATCTGACATTATATTATAATATATTTATATGTATATGTATTATAATATAAAATATTCTTTTAATTACTATATGCTGTGCCAGCCATACCGCTCATAATACGTAACACGTTATAATTTTGAGTATAAATATTTAAGATTGTTCCAGATGGTATAGTTTTATCACTGGAAATATTAAGTGTTGCATTATCTATACGGGAGAAATTACAAGTGCCTGTAGGTTGATGGTCTTCTGCTTTAAGAGCATTAGATATTTATTTAATATAAAAATATTTAATTTTTATAAAAATTATATGTATTTAAAGTCTTTTTATTATTTTTAACATATAATATAGAAATGTTAGATATTAAAGGACAAGAAAGTCTGTCAAAATATAAAAAAAACAAACAAATTTCTATAAAAGAAACAAATACATTAGATAATAAACATAGACAAATGGTTAAATATTTTAATAATAATAAATATGAAAAAGAAAAATTATTAGAACAAATAAATAATATTAATGCAGAAATTAAAAAAATTGATGATAAACGTGATACTTTTACAGTTAGTGAAAGTGTTAATAATGGTTCATTGCACAGCAAAGCAGTGCAAGGTAGCTCCTCAAGCAACGCTTGTGGAGGTTCATTAGGAAAAACTCAAAGAGTTTTTTCTAATCTAGCTGAAGAAACTCAAAAAGTTTCTCCAGATTCATTATCAATTTTGCCTAAAGGCAAATTGATAAGTAGCATTCTAGATTTTGAATCTAAAGATTCAAAACTAGAAGGTTCATTGCACTGCAAAGCGGTGCAAGGTAGCTCCACACGCAACGCTTGTGGAGGTTCATTAGGAAAAACTCAAAGAGTTTTTTCTAATCTAGCTGAAGAAACTCAAAGAGTTTCCCCAGGTTCATCTAGTATTACACAAAATGATATTAAAACTCGTGCATTATTATTAAGTGAAAAAACTAATTTAGAAATAAAATACAATGAAATAAATATAGATGAAATGGATTATTATGATAATGCAGGTGATTTAATTTCAGATTACTATGAAATGAGAGATAAAGTAGAACCAGTTGTAAAGGAATCAAAAAATATATTAGAATTTTTATGTAATAAGAAAGATAAACAAATAATAAATAATGAAATAAAAATAGTAAACAAAGCAAATTTATTTGAAAAATATTGTCAAAGAATAGATGGGATTAGAATTGTTAAAGATAATGGTTCAAATAGAATAAAATATTGTATTGAATGTAATATTGAAAAAATATTAGATATGTCAGAAAGTGCATATATTTGTCCTTGTTGCGGTGATAGTGAAATGATAATATTAGATGAAGATAGACAAATTAAAGATTATAGTCCTTATAAACGATTAAATCATTTTAGAGAGTGGCTTAATCAATTTCAAGCAAAACAGAGTCCTGATATACCCGAACAATTATTTATAGATATTGTTAAAGAGTTAAATAAAAATAGAATAACAGATTTATCAATTTTAAATAAAAAGAAAATGAAAATAATATTAAAAAAATTAAATTATAATAATTTTTATGAACATGTTACTTATATTATAAATAAATTAAATAATTTACCACCGCCTAAAATAACACGTGATATGGAAAAATTATTTATATCAATGTTTTATAAAACACAAGAACCATGGGAAATGTTTAAATCATCCAAAAGGAAAAACTTTTTATCATATTCATATGTACTTCATAAGTTTTGTGAATTATTAGAGTTAGACCATTTATATGAATGTTTCCCATTACATAAAGACCCTGATAAAATAATGGAGAATGACCAAATATGGGAAAAAATATGTAAACATCTTAAATGGGAATATATTAGTTCATTTAAATAATATAAAAAATAAAACCTAATTTAATTTAATTAATGATATATATTTTAAATAATATTTCA